ATTAGACCAAACCATCGCTTCTATTGTAAAATTACCTGTAAGTGTTATTTCACTTGGAAGTTTTAAATAAGAACTATTCTGCTCAAACTCTACAGACCCACTACCGTAAGACTGCCCAAGGTTAATCCCATTCTCAATAACCTGAGAACTTCCGTTCCCTTCATAGACATAGGTGGAGAACACATCCTCTACGTTAAGCGCACCCGCACCACCTGCCGCTGCCGTGCCTGCCGCTGCCTGAAGTAACTTTTTCTTAGTTGCCATTGTTTACCCCAATGCTTGTCCAGCAGTAAATCCGTACCATGTAGTCCCGCCATCGCGCGTTGTGAAGATGAACACGTCCTTCGCAGATGCTGTCGCTGTCAGCGTAGGTGCAGTTGCCGAAGGCCAGTCAACTGAGCTAGGCCAAGTGACCGTGTACCCAGACGCAGAGGCATCCTGAATGATCTCAATGCTAAAGCTATACGCAGTGCCACTGGCAGGTGGGTTAGAGAACGTGAACGTGGTGTTCTCTGTCAGTGTGTGGCTGAATGCGTTACCCGCCTCGCAGTTGACCGTGGTGGCGTTGGTGGTTGATGTAACCGCTGCGTAGGTTTCGTTGTAGCTGTCGGCAATTAGTTCGCCGTTAATGTCTACGCCTGTGGAGGTGGTGGCGAGTTTGGTTGAGTTTGCAAATCTAAGTTGTACACTTTCATCAGAAGACACACATCTAATATAATTAGCATCCCCAGCAGTGTTTTGGATAAGAAGTTCATCCGCTTGAATAAGTAAATTTCCTGTACCCGCATCAGCTATAACACTCTGAGAACCAGAGTGATAAATCTGAAGATCAGACCCAGTACCAAACAACGCTTTCTCACCATCAGGAAACGTAACATCGCCATTCGCATCCGCAGTGACAACCTTGGACGCTTCTACGGTGCCAAGGGTTGTGACATCAGTTTTATTCAGGTCTGCCGCTGATGCTGTAACGCCAAGATCGGCTAGGCTCTCAACTTTCGCCGATAATTCGCTAGACTTTGCAAGCGGAACACCACCAGCCGTAGAACCATCGTGAACAACGACTGTATCCTTATCTGTATCTACCGTGATTTCACCCACGGCACCCGTAAACGTGCTATGCTGAGAAGTTGTGCCGCGTCTAAATTGTACTTGCTTTGCCATTATGCCAACGCTCCGTAATCATCCACCGACCCAACAGTGCCAGTTATAAGTCCATAATCTTCATCTAAGGCTAAGTCCTCAGACGTTGCTGAGATAAACACCTTCGCCGATCCGCTTAACGTAATAGCTGAACCCGAATTGTTGCTCTCGCTCACAGTGCGTGAAAGTGTTGTACCAGACGCAGTGTAAGTACCGCTTCCGATTTCCCAATTATCACCATCCTCAATAACGTAGCGAACAATCTCGCCATCCGTTACCCCAGCATCCGCAAATGTCTGGTAGCCCGTGTCAGCAGCCGCCAGAGTAATTGTGCCAGTACCAGTTGTGCTGGTTGTCATCTTGGCCCTGTTGACTAGCTTAACCATGCGTCACCTTATGCTGGGTCAGGAATTTCTACGTCAAACGCAGCAATCGTAAATGAGTTGCCAGATGTAACGCTCTGAGGTGTTGTCAGAGAACCCGTTGCAAGCAGGCGTGACGCAGATACGTCAACAATCGCAAAGTGTGTTGCGCTGCCTGATCCTGTTACAGTGCCATCCGTAATCGCTGCCGCCGTTACCTTGCGCCCTGATGTATCGCCATCCTGTGGTGCGCCAAAAGACAAAGACGTAGAATTGCCAAGCGTGTATGTGCTTGTCGCTTCCGCGTATGTCGTTGCTTCCTGTGAAGTAATGTCAATGCGATCCGCTTCGGTGTCCAGCTTGGTCAGCGCAGCGTCTAGAACGTAGTCTGAAATGGTTGCCATGTGTTTCTCCTAGAATGTGTTGATCTGCATACGCAGTCCAGAACCGCCAAATTTGGCCTTGTCGTTGTTTGCGTTTATACCATCAATTGCGCTTTGATACAACGCTGCCCATGTTCCTGTGCGCTGATCGTCCACCAAATACGGTGCAGAATGAACAAGTGCGCCATACAGGTATGCGTCTGGAAAGTATTGTAGCACCCAATTAGATGATGCTCCGTCACTCAGTGGGGTGATCCGTGAATAGTAGTATAGTTCACCAGTGTATGCGGCATCTGGCGTAGGCCAAATCTCAATCTGCCCCGCAATGATTGCATAGAACTGTGGTTTTCCACCCGCATCTGCATTGCCCTCTCTGCGCTGCTGCAATGCTAACGGTGTAAGCAACTCAATGGGGCGCTCATCCACGTCTAAATGAAACCTTACAGCCTCTAAAAAGCCCTGCGGCAACTGCGTATATCTAGCGTCCAAAGATGCAGTAGAGCGTTGCTCCATACGCCAGTGACGTACTTTACGCTCCATATCAGCCTCTGCCAAGCTAATGAAATCAGGAATAACCGCTGTTAGATCATCCCTGTTTAGCCAGTTAGCTATAGATGTTTTTAGCTCTGAGTATGTTGTTATAGCCATTATAAGCCTCCGTAACCCATCAGACCGCCAAAGCGCTCATTGCGTTTTTCTTTTTGCTCTTTGAGGTAATCAAGTACACCCATTAGTGGCATTGCGCCAAGTGCTGCGAATGTGGGTAGACCCGCCCTTTTAATTTGATCTTTTATTTCTGGTCTAAGCCAAATCCCTTGCGCTTTTATTGGGCTGTCGCCGTAAGCCTCACCTTCTAACCGTATCGGGCCGATGCCTACGTCAATGTTATTCTGCTTTAGAATTTTCTTTAAACGATTTGGAACGTCACGGCGGTAAAAGTCTATTGTACCCTGCTTGGGGCTTGATGTCCCGCCCACCTTGCCGATAGCATATTCACTATAAGGAAGCGCAAAGTAATCAACCGATGGATCGTTTACGGCCTCTAAGAGTTCGCTGCGCAAAGCGTAGTCTAACCACTGATTTTGCGAACCCATCACTGGCCCACCAACACCGCTAAACATTTTGTTCTCTAGCTCTGGGTTATCTTCTATGAAGAACCGTTCTTGATCTGCTGATGTACGAGCGTAGGCTTTTGACCTATTGAGATTATTTGCTCTTTCTATGATTTGAGGCATCAAAACCTGCGCTGTTATTGGGTTATCTTCAGGCAGAATGTCTGGGTTTTCAAGTAAGGCTCGTGTTAGTTTGTGATCGCTTTGACCAATGTTTCTTTGAATATCAGGTGTTACCATTAAGCCTTCAATTTGGCTTAATTGATCTGCGCTTAAATCCGATACTTTGCTTGGCATCGGAGTTTGCCCAGAATTAACCATCCGCGCATTGTGGTCATCAAGCACTGCCTGCTTATAAATAATATTGTAAATTTGCTGTTGCGCACCTACGCCATCCTGAAGGATAGATGGTTGGGAAGTCCGAATATCTTCCACGGTTTGTCGTATGGCTTGTTCGTTTGTAGTCGCCGCCATGTTGAAGCGATTGCTGTCGCTCATCAAAGAATTACCCATAGCGTCATAGTCTTTTAGCTTCATACCCTCAGCGTATGAAAGTAAACTATCTTTATTAAGGTTTTGCTGCGCATCTGATTGTATCTCACCAACATAATAGGCTTGTTGCTGACCACCAGTGTTGCTTAGTGGCAGAATGCCTGTGCGAGTGTGAAATTGCGCAAAATCATCATCTTCTCCAAAGTGACTTGCGCCCGTCATGCGCTCTGGCGGGAAACCATCGTCCTCTGGTTCAAACTTGTATATGTTTTCACGATAGCCAGAAGCCCCTGATGGAAAGTAATCAGCGCCATACTGCGTTTCATCTTCGTAAAATCCTTCGGCCTCATCTAAGCCAAGAATTTCCCGTAACTCATCCTCATCCATGTTGTAACGGGCATTTTCATCTAAGCTATCCCGCGCGAGGCTTTCCGCTGCTACTGCTGGGTCTAGCGCTCCAGTACCAAGTGCATCCGCCAATGCCGCGTTTTCGTTGGAAAACAACTCTTGCTGATCGCTAATCCAATAACCTTTATAATCCGCCAAAAAGTCATCAAGTTGATCTTCGTCGTAACCCTCGTAACTAGCAACGTCTAAAAGTTCATCTTCGTCTAAATCTTCAATAGGTCTATATTCGTCATTCAATCTCTCTGGGCCGTACTCTGTAAGATAATAATATGCTTCATCTTCAAGATTTTGTTCTATATACTGATCTATCATTTCCTCGTGGCTGGTCGGTTGTGCGCCAACTGTGCCGTAGCTCTCACGAACTTGGCGATGAAGCCTTGGGTCTGATGCTGTCAACCACTTTACAATCTGGTCTTTTGTAACTGTATCATCATCCTTGAAGCGCTCATCAAGCCCTGACCACTCTAGTTCATTTTCCTTTGCGCCACCCTTCAACAGCATAGCTCGCATCTGCTTATAGGTGCCTTTGTTCTGCTTCAGGTTTTCAGCGGCACGGCGCGATGGGCTATATTGTTTAGCAAAGCGTGGCACTTCATCTAACGCTGGCCCACCATTGTCACCAATACTAGCCGCGCTAACAGACTGCGGCGCACCGCCTCTTTGAAACGCCTCTATTACCCCACGCGGATCGCCCTCTGCTACAGAACGTGCAGCATAAGTAGCATCCGAAATCAGACCACGCGCATTCTCTGCTGCGTTATCAACGGACATACCAAAGGTTTCAGCCAGACCCGCTGGCGCCGTAAGATAGCCCATACGCACCAATGCAGCAGGTGCAAGCGTCATTGCCATCTCAAAGCCCATGTCACGCGCTGCCGCTAATCTAGCTGCGTTGGTTTGATTTGGATCAAAGGCAACTGAGGCATCTTGCATTGCGCTGCCCATTGCATTGACAGGGTTCATTTCGTTTACAAACTGACCTGCTGGACGCAAATTAGGTGGCAAGAACCGTTCAAGGTTCAAATCATCAACATAATTATCCAACATCTTGCGGCGCTCTTGACCGCCCATTCTTAGAAAATCAATTAAGTTCATCACGATCCCCAAGCAGGTAAGTTAGCAAGCCTGACGCATACCCTCTGCGCCGTGACGGTGCTTGTAATAGGGTTTCCGCAGTATCACCAATCATAATACCAAGTTTGCGCATTTTTCCCATGTCATCCGCTTGCTGTATTTCTTGCAGCTTATCAATGAAGTCCATGCGACCTCGCTCGTAGCTATGCGGATACATCAATCCACGACCGACACCCTGCCGTGGGCCATATTCACGCATCATGCGCTCCATGTACTCCCGCTGGCGAACGTCTTTGTCGTCAATGCCTAGCTTTTCTAACTCGCGCAAAGCACGGGCAATCACACTATCGCTGTAATAGTAACCCTCTGGGCCATCTTCACGCAAACGAAAGGCATTGGATTTGTCTTGTGCCTCTCGCGCATACTTGTCGCGCATTGCGTTTACAAGCTGATCCATTACCACTTAACCTTATTTGCCCAGTATGCCGCGCTCATCTTGCCCTTGGCGATGTTCTTAGCATGTCTTGCTTTGAATGATTTGGCGCGTTTCGTCATTGTCTTATCGCCTGTCTTACCCTGCTGCCCAAAGCGGATTGTCTTAACCTTGTCACCCTCTTTTGCCACAACAACGTGTGACTTGGTTTTGTGATTAGGTGTACGCTTCGGCTTGTTGTAGCCGCTGACACCCGCACGGGCTAGTCTAGGGTCTTTCGGCATTACATATTTCTCATCGCATTTACTACTAGCTGCTGGTAATACTCTGGATAAGCAGTCTTCATTTGCTCTGCAAACCCAGCGCCTTTTTGCTGATCTATGTATTGATCTACATACAGTTGGCGTTCACCCATGTCTTGACCAGACAATGCGGCCCCAATGTTTGCTAGTACGCTGTACCCACCACCATCTTGGTACAAACCGCCAGAAGCATATCTACCGCCACGATCAAACATATCAGTGGTATCACGATAGCCAAACATACGAGGAATGACGTTGTTGCCGCCTGTGTTGTTGCTTTGATTGCCACCGCTCATAAACGCAAAAAGACCACCCCTTTGAGGAAGTCCACGATCTAGCATCTTATTGTAGTAATTCATTCCTGAATTGCCACCTTGGTTGCGCTGAATAGTCTTTGCAGTTCTATGATAATAGCTTTCATCACGATCTTTCAGGCCAAGACCCATCGCAAGATCATTCAGCAAACCACCTGACTTTTTCTTTTTGTCATCTTGCGGCATTACTTCTTCGCTTTCTTTTTCTTGGTTGTCTTTGCGGCTGCTTTAAACGCTGCTGCTGTTGGCGCACCTTTAGACCCAGCCTTGCGCATCTTCTCGCCAGAACCAGCCTTAATCCGCTTCCGTTTAGCGTGAATGTTGGAATACAAACCTTTTTTGGGCATGGGCAACTCCTACGTTAGCTGCACCTTACCACACTAGGCTATGCCGCGCAAATTCCTTCTTATTGGCTCACCCCAATCGCTCTGCGACCTGTAACCTACCGCAAGATACCTGAAAGCATCCGCGCCGTGTGATGTCCAATCGTGTAGCGGTCTGCCCCGCCAAGTCTTCAGCTTTTCGTCAAAGTCTCTGCGATATTGCCTTAGAGCCTCTATGCCTCTGGTGCAGTTATCAGCATCAAACCAACACTTGGGGATCATGGTACGCGCAGCCTGTATGCCATCCTCTACCGCTAGTTTTGGCGCAATCTCAATGTTCCGTATGCCCAGCGCGTCAAGCGTTTCAAGCCTGCTTTTCCCTGTTCCCAGTTCCTTGACTTGGACATCATGCGGCAAAATGTGTTGCTCGTAGTGATATTCTTTGTCCAAGAGAACTTTTGCATAGTGATCTAATCCTACTCCGCTGTTTTCGTAATAGTCTATAATCCTGATTTCTTGGCCTACGAACTGAGCAAACCATATTGCTGTACTGTCGCCTATGCCCAAGTCCCATGCAGTGATGACAGATGCAGCGCGATCATACGGCACACGGGTAATGCGCCCGTCCTCTGTGGCCTCTTTCATTTCTTTTGCGTAAAAAGCCCCTTGGATTGCCGCTTCAAAGCTGCACTCAAATTCTTGCTCGTAGCGGTCATCGCCCATTGTACGTCTTGCTTCATCAAGTTCTTCTTGATCCAAGATTGACGTATCTGATGCTTTGAGCATTGCGGTGAACCAGTTAGGATCGTCTTGCGCTTCATGCCACAGTTCCCAAAACTCGTTCTTTCCTTTAGGCGTTGAGATAAAGGTAGCAGAGCCGCGCCTATCTGCCAATGCGGGACGGATAACATTTGACCAAGCTGACGCAGGGAAATCTGCCATCTCGTCAAGTACCACTGCATCAAAGTACAGACCACGCATTGCGTTGTAGTTATCAGCACCAAACAATCTGAACCGCGCACCATTCAGGAAGTCTATGCGCAATTCACTGTGGTTTACTTTTATCTCTGGAATATCTCTGGTGAACTCCAATGCATAATCCCACGCAACTGCTTTGGCTTGGGAAAGGTATGGAGCAATATAGGCTACCCGTACATTCGGGCGATCTATTTCAAAGCAAGAACGGATTAGATCGTTAATCGCTGCTACGGTTTTGCCAAAGCGTCTGTGTGCTACGATGATTGCAAAGCGTTCTTTCCTGTTGTGGAATGCTCTGATCTGATCGCGTGGTTTGTAGTCTATCTCTTGATCTACTTCTATCACTCGCGCCATTTGAGCCTAACCACATGCTGCACTTCACCCTCTATCTCTGCTTTGACCTGCATTGGTAGTACCTTGCCCATCAGGGACATAAAGGCTGTAGGGTTTTGTTCTGCTTGGAACTGTA